TTTAGTATGGTTGCCCCTGATTATGGTCAGATTGGGGCAAGGCACGGACAAGAAATCTTGGACATAGCCAAGCAAGCATGGAGGGTGTGATGGCATTTCGTGGCACTGTTAAGAAATCGTTAAAGCGTGGTAGAAAGCCATTATCACAAAATTCAGTGACATCAAATATGCCTGTAAGCGGTAAAAGAATTAGGAATAGCTTGATTAGGCGTGGCATTCACCCATCTATTGTTGATGCCGTAACCAACCTAAAGGAGAAAACCAATGACGGAAACTGAACAAGAACACGCTCAGATGATTGACATCACACAAGAGCGTATCAAGAAGCTGGAGAAGCGCATGGAAGAACTATCAGAGACACTGTTCTTTGCCATGCGTATGATGAGTAACTATATGGATAAGTTGGAGGACACAGAATATGACAGCTAATATTATGGATGCAATGGGGCTTGTTAATGAGTTCCATAACAAACACGGAATAACCCAGCGTGGCGGCAAGAAATACACACAAGTCGTTCACCGTATGGAAGCATTCCGCACAGTCTTTGGCCTAGAGCTTGGCGTTGATACCCAAGTCCTTGTTGATGATGGACACAGGGTGGTAGTTAAAGCTATAATTACTAATCAAAACGGAATCGTTATTGGTTCTGGTATGGCTGAAGAGATACGCGGTGAAGGGCATGTCAACAAAACATCTGCCCTTGAGAACTGTGAGACATCAGCCGTAGGCCGTGCCTTAGCGTCTATCGGTCTGTCTGGCGGTGAATATGCCAGTGCTAATGAGATGGAAGCTGTCGGGCGTAAGTCACAGAACCTGAGCAGTCAGGCGGTTGGCAGCACTGATGTAACTCCTCCCTCATCGGACGCGCCACCGCCTGTTCAGGAATCCCAACCTGAACGATACAGCGGTGCTGACAAAGACCTGATGTACACAATCATCAATGCTCTTATAAACAAGAAGACACGCGCAACCGTTGAGCAGTACTTCGTTGAGATGAAGCCAGCCATCAAAGACTTGCGTGACAGAGATGCGGATGCCGCACAACAGATTCTTGGCAAGTTCCAAGAAAAACTAGCCGAATTTTCATAGAGGAGATAAACATGGCTACTAACTATCAAAGAGTAATGAACATCAAAGTGTTCTTGAATGACAAGGGCGCAGCTAAGTGGGGTAACAGTAAGTTCACTCCATACAAGGATGGCTCACCAGGAGATATCATCCTCAGAGGTGACAAGCAGTATCGCGTGTCTGTCTTTGAGGAAAGCGATGGCTCACTGGGCATATCTATCACTGACCCTATCCAACAACAGGGAACTGATAACTTAGGTGCTGACCTCAAGCAAGGTGGCATGAAGAAGCTGTCAGACTCACTCAGTGCCAGCCGTGGTCTTAGCCTAGACGATGACGTGCCGTTCTAAGATGGAAGCTGCACACGAAATACTTGTTGCTGTCTATGATGATGGGCTTCTCATCACCATAGATGGCAAGAGTTACTTCCACCATCAGACTGTTAAGCAACAACTGTGGATGGCGCAAGACCTTATAGCCAAGTCTCAGGAGTATCAGCGGAAAAATGGCAAGGAAGAAAGTTAGTAAAACATCCCCAGCCAGACAGACAACGTGCGAACATTGCGGAAAAAAGCATTACGTTATGGAAGGTGGTTGGGTAGTAAACGGTGCAAGGCAAGTGCTTTGCTATAGCAACAGGAGAAATTGTTTTGATGAAGTGCGCTACATGCGGTCAGAGGATAGACCATCTCAAGCAGATGGATTCGTTCTATCTCTCGATGACTAAGAGATTCACAAGGCTTGAAAAGATTATGCACATCATGCAACATCATTACGGCATAACATACAAGCAACTAAGAATGAAACGAAGAACATACGGACTAGCCCAACAACGGCATATATTCTGCAAGCTGGCAGGAGAGTTTACCGAAGCAAGCTATCCAATGATAGGGCGGTTTATAAACCGTGACCACACAACAGTTATGAATAGCGTTGACGTTAAGCTAGACACAGACTACAGTAAAATATATGAGGATTTGCGAGAGCGCGTTATGCAAAGTGAGGAAGACGCAGCTTTCTTAGAAACAGCCTAGTTTCTCCCTAGCTTGCATTTGCATATGGTGCAAGCCACTAACCCAGCGGTTGCAAAAGCACCGCTGGGTATTTTTTATTTCTTCTTCATTGGCTTGGCTGGCTTTTTCATGCTTGGCTTTGCCATCATCTTTGCTTTCTTCGGTGGGCGACCCACCTTTGAACCGTATGTACCCTTACCCATTGGCATGACTTTATCCTTTCTTCGCTTTGTTGCGTTTAGAAATAGCTGCTGCTTTTTTCTTAGCGTCAGCTTTTGATGATGCCCCCCACGCCCTGAGAGACAACAGCAACCTAGTAGGTTTGCCGTCCTTACGTTCTGGCCCTTTCATACCGCCCATACGAGCCAGAAAACTTGCGCGTCTAGGGTTGTCACCCTTCTTAACAGGACGCTTGAGATTCATACCCTGCTTCTTTGCAGATGCACGGCCTTTAGCATTCAACCCACCCTTCGGGTTCTTGCCCTCTTTGCGTTGCCAAGCTGGTGTCTTAGCCATCCCTCACATCCTTCATTCTTTTAATGAGCCTTTCAGCCCTGTTAGTTACCTGATGATACCACCTTGAGTCTTTCATCTGGGCGGCAGCTTCTTGGTAGTCCCCAGCCTCAACCGCAGCAATCATTTTCTTGAACTTAGACAGTCTTGGCATACCCATATTGAACATCATGTTAGCCAATATTAACTGCACCTCTTCAGGAAAGCTAGCAAAGTCATCGAACACCAATAGGCAGTCAGCCAGAGTTATGTCAATGTCGCCTTCAAAAGCATCAATGACACGTTCTTCGGAAACATGTGTTCCTACTGGTTCACCGTATTCGGGGTCAAGGTCACGAACCAAATGACCAATGCCAAAAGTTTCATAGCCAAGATGGTCAAGATATATCTCAAACTTGCACCCCTCATCTTCAGCTAGCTGTTCTCTTAGCTTATCTATATTCATTTCTTTTTCTTCTTCTTTCTAAGGGCTTTCATGTCAGCCGCAGTAATCTTTTTGCGCGGTGCTGCAACAGCGGCAAGTTTCTTTTGCTTTGGTGAATACTTTGAATATGGCATTACTTTTTACCTTTCTTCAAAAGAGATGTTAAAGTCTTAGCTTGCTTTGCATGTGACCGTGATGCCTTACGCAAACCAGAGGCAACCTTCCGCACCTTTGCCTTTGTTGACTTCTTCATCATAGCTATCTCCTGTACTTAGCTGTCTTCTTTGCAATACGCTTCGGCTGCTTAGACACTTGCTTGCCAGCCTTGGTAGCCTTGCGTTTAGCTCTAGTTGTGGCAGCATACTCAGCCGGAGACAAAGCCTTGATTGCTTTCTCAGGTAAGTAACGCTCACCTGTCTTTGCGCTAGGCTTGCCTGATTTGGTGCGCCACTTCTGCGATGTCCATTTCTTCAGGCTCTTTTGTGATTTCTTTAATGGCATTAGTTTTTATAACCTCCACCCTTGGCCTTGTATTGTTTGGCTAGCATCTGAGCTTTGCGAGCAGACCATTGACCGGGCTTGCCGCCCTTGCCCCCAGCCTTGATACGGCTGAATAACTGCTTACGCATGGTAGGCTTCGTATAGTTTCCAGCTTCATTGACTCTGGATTTAGCTTTCTTTTTCACTTTGTTAATCCCTTTGCCTTTTCAAATGTTCTAAGACCACCAAGCCCCAACATGCCAAGGAGAACAGTCATCAAACTCTCCATATCAAAAACAGGCAACTCAGGCAGTTCCATCCCGGCCATCCCTGCACCAAATATTATAAATGGAGCAAGCATAAAATGCCATAGCATTGCGAAAGAAAGACACCAGCCCAGAAAGGGTCGCCAGCCAGCCACAAAGATAGAACGATGTTGCGCTTCAGCCTTGTTTATTTCAAGCTGACCCATCGCCTGTTCTTGCATGTGTCGCTCTGACATTGTTGCAATGTCATGCGCTAACTGCGCCTTCTGGTCTTTGTCTTCAATGAACTTGTCAAGTAAGCCTGTTACTGGCCCAATTAATGCCTGTATCATTTTTTCACCTCATTGCCTAACCACAAACCAAAAGCACCTGTCATTGCGCCAGACACTACACTTATCATGGCACTTTGTTGGGTGCTTAAATCTTCCAAACTAATCCCCCACTCAATGACACGGATGTACATAATCGTCATCACTAACATCATTATGCGCGGCAAAATTTTCCATTCAAGTATTGCATGTGAAGACATTTCACTTCCTTAAATAATAAGCAACTGTACCAGCTATCCCGACCATCAGGAATACTGCTATTGCACCTACGAACATTTCTAATATGAATTGCTTCCGTCTTCTGGCTTTCTTCTGTGCTTCACGCCTATCTGTGCGACACTTAGCTTGAAACGCTTGCCAGTCAGACCAAAGCCTTGGTCTACCAGTGTATATCATTATTTGTTTTAGTTGATACTCAGCTTCTTTGACTTGTTCTAATGCAAGAAACGCTTGTAGGTCTGAGCCGCCAACAGATGACTTGCTTTTTCCAGCCACCTTCTTTTCTAAATCTTCTTTAGCACCAACAAACTTAGCAATAGCAGTCCCAGCCCTAGCCAAATCACCAGAGTTCGTCACTGCTTGTTTGATAACAGCAAATGCGGCATTTGCGGCGGCTAATTCGGCTAACATCAAAACACCTTTGTCTTGCTAGGGTCTACAGCTTTTGGTAGGCAGTATGTTGTAAGCCTATCTTTAGCTGGAACTAAATCCACATACTTGTAATTTCCGTACTGTCTAGCGAGTTGCCTCGCATACCACTGGCAATCACTAACGCTATAAAAAATAAGATTTGTAGGTATCTCTCTTCTAACATCGCCAGCACCCTGATACATCACCAAAGAAAATGCTACTATCCACTCGCCCATCACACATTACTGCCTCTATCCCAACATTTGTACGTCCAATTTTGAATTTGCTCTATTGGGTATGCGTTAATAAACCATTCTCTTGCTTGTTCATAGGAAGGACAAGACAAAGCATCAATGGGAGTAATGACAAACCTAAAATCGTTTGTTATCGCCACAAAGATAACTAAGAACTCGGTCACTTCTTCTCCATCAACCTGTCAATCTTGTCTTCAACCCGATGTAAAGCCTCACTGAACCTAGCAATTACGCTTTCAAGCTCTTCCTTGTGAACAAACTTTTCTCTCGTGTCGTTAACTCTATCCTCAAGACGGTTAACGCGATTAACCAATTGACTAACAAAGAACCCAATGCCAGCAATGACTACGCCAATAAGAACATCAATCAAACTGCCCATAACCATTGCTCAATCCTTATGCATAGGGGCTATCGCCAAGTAGGTTTGTATCCCAAGCCGCTTTCAATGCGGTCATATTGCTTGCATTGTCAATGGCAGACGCGGCTGGTGCATCACGCAAAGATTGTTTTGCAGTGGCAATCGCAGATGTGTCAGCACTTGTTTCCAGTGCCTTCATTAGTTCTACGTCCTTTGCTTCGAGCAGAGGCTTACGCACTTCACGCACCTTGTCCTTGAATATTTCTTTTGCCCTGGTCAGGTCTTCGCTAATTACGTCACCTGACAGTGACCACGCTCCGCGAAAGTCACGATTTGCTGGAACGGTTGCAGTTGAAGCGTCAATCTGATTACCGTCCTTGTCTACAATGTAAGTTGTTACAGCCATTAGTATCTCCTATGCGGCTAGTTCATCAGATATACGCCACGCATTGCGCCACGTTCTTGTAGATGGCAGTTGCTCTTTCTTGCAGATTACCATCTTCGGGCGGTTGCCCTCATCCCAGTTTTGCCAAACGTGCTGGGGGATGTCCTTCATAATGAGATATTCAATCGCTGACTTTTCGTCTAGGGCTTCAATAGGTTGCGTCTCATGCAACAGGTAGCCGCGAGTATGCTTCTTGAAATCCGGTTGCGCCTCGTCTTTTGCCAGTTCCCAATACACCCACACTGGCGGTAGGATGCCGCCCTGTAAAGCGCAAGCCAACCAGTTCGGGTCAGGCACAAGTATCTTGGCGCACTCATCAATGCTGTCCTCATAGACCACACGATAGTCAGACTGCACACCGTCTAGGTTTTCTTTAGCCCAGCATAGTCGGTCAAATAGGTGAGTGCCTTTGAAATCAGGTGTCGTTGTCATTAGGCTAAATCTCCGTGTGCATTTATTTCAAATGCAGAATCTGATTGTGTACTTGCGTCAGTATCTATTT